TGGTAATGTTGGTATAGGTACAACAAGTCCTGGTGCTAAATTAGATGTAAATGGAGATGTATATGTTTCTCCAAATACTGCTGGTAAAAATACATTTATACTTTCAACGAATGCTTCCAATGATGCTCGTTTATTAATGAAAAGTGATACTACTACCAAAGTAGATATTCAAGCAAATGGTACAAGTTATTTTAACGGTGGTAATGTAGGTATTGGTACAACAGCCCCGTTTGGAACAGCTGCTAATAGAACCGTGCTTTCTGTTAATGGAACTACAGATGTTTCATTAAATATAGGTTCTGGTGGTTCACAAAGAGCGTATTTATATGGCGTATCATCATATGCTGAATTAGGTACAATTGGTAGTTTGCCTTTAAGGTTTGCGCCTAATAATAGTGAAAAAATGCGTCTTGATGCCAATGGTAATTTAGGTATTGGTACCACAAGTCCATCATCACCATTAGCAGTTCAATCAAATGCAAATCAATTAAGGCTTCAAACACAAGATGCGCCTAGTACTATTTTTGCAGTCATTGGTGCAAGATATGATACCACTCATCCATTTACAATTGAAGTAGAGGTACAACCAGTCCATCTCAACTATTGGAGTTATATGGTACTAGCACGGCAATGCGTATAATATCTACTAGTGGTGATGCTTACATTAGATTAACAGACAACGGCGTAAGAAACTGGGATTTGAAAGTTGTTGATGTAAATGATTACTTTGAAGTGGGCGGTACATCCGCAACTTCATTGGTTGTAACAGGAGCAGGTAATGTAGGTATAGGTACAACAAATCCTGCTTATAAACTAGATGTTAGAGGAAATGTTCTAATAGGAGATAATACTACAAACACTGTGCGAATTGGCAGTTATGCATCCGAATCATTTATTTTTTCAACAAGCGCTATTCCTCTTACTTTTTATGTTAATGGGTCTGAAAAAATGCGTATTGCTAGCGATGGTAATGTTGGTATAGGTACAACAAGTCCAATAGCTAAACTTCATGTATCTTATGGTAATGATTCTCAGTCTGTAAAAATGATTGGTGGAAGCGGAAGTACAAATGGTAATTTTATATATTCTTTAGCAACGGACTACTCAGATACATTTGGATTAAATGTCTTCGCAACTGCCCACACTAACGCAGCGAGAACAAATAATTTAGTCAGAATACATTCTAATGAAACGTCAAATGGAAGTTTACCTCTTAGAGTAACAACGCAGGGAACTATAGCGTCACCAACTTATGAAGCTTTATCTGTTAATTATTTAGGTAATGTTGGTATAGGTACAACCGCTCCTGCTGCTAAGTTACATGTTGCGGGATTAGTAACGTTAGATAGTACGATTGTTTATAGTAAAGTAAATAGTATAACTACAAATAATCCTATAAGAATAATCGTTCCATTTACAAAAATTAATACTGGTGCTGATTTTATAGTGAAGGTAAAAGCCATAGCCATGGCAAACAATAGTTCTGGTGTAAATTATTTAGAGGAAACCTTTATATCGAATTAAATGGTGATGATGGTTATTTACAAGATAGTAATTGGACTATACAAACTGATATATTAGGTAATAGTATGTATTCTACTTTTGATAGTGGATCAATTACTACAATTGCTACAAGCATTTCAGAAGATAGTTTAGAAACCAGTTTCAATAAATATTTTGGTGGTAATGTTGGTATAGGCACAACTTCATTTGTTTATTCAAATGCAGCCCGTGGTGATATTGAAGTGTATGGTAGTACAGATGCATTGATATCATTAAGAAATGCTACAGCAAATTCATATCTACAAAAAAGTGGAAATGATTTTTACTTTAATAATGGTGGTGCTGGATTCATTTCAGTAACTACAAATGCTAGTGAAAGAATGCGTATTACCAGTGATGGTAATGTTGGTATAGGAACAAGTAGTCCCACAACTAAATTAAATGTTTACGATTCATCTCCAACAATTCGTTTACAAGATAGTAACACTAATGTTAATGCTGGCGTTTATGGAACAATTGATTGGTTATCTTCAGACAGTTCAATGCCGGGAGGTCTTGCTGCAAAAATTGATGTAATAGATGATAGTAGTTTCGGCGGTGACAGAGGTGCGTTAAGATTTTTTACGAATAACGCTACATCACTTGGCGAAAGAATGCGTATTAGTAGCAATGGTAATGTTGGTATAGGTACAACAAGTCCTGCTAGTAAATTGCATATAAGTGGATCTGGACAAACAATAATGCGTCTTGATGGAAGTACCACAACCAGCGTATCTCAATTTCAGATAAAAGCTGCATCTGATGCGGTGTTAATTATGGGTATGTTCGGTGGTTCTGCTACGGGTAACAACTATGGAGTTACTGCTGCTGGTCAAGCATATATTGGAACTACTACTCTTGGTTCACCTCATCCAACTTCTTTAGTAATTGGAACCGCATCTCCTATACCAACCATATTCAGTATAAATAATACTGAGAAAATGCGTATAACTAGTACAGGAGATTTATTAATAGGCACTACAACTTCTCCTAGCAACGCAGGTATATCTCTTGGTGCTACTGGAACTGTTAGACAGCTTCTTGGTGGTATGGAAAACACAAGTTGGCGTATACGTGAACGAGATCAAATAGATGCGCTTGCAATTACTACAAATATAAATGATGCTGGTACTCAAGATTCCTCAGCAAGATCATCGTGGAAGTTAAGAATGGGTTGGGGTAATGGACAAGATAATTTTGTAATTGCTAGATCACCTGTTGCTAGTAATTCATTTTCAGATTTATTTTATATTAAATCAGATGGCAACGTTGGTATAGGCACAACAAGTCCATCAACTATTTTAACACTTAGTAAACCAATTGACGCTGCTGCTTATGGATCAGGATCTAGAGCAATTGATTTTAAAGTATATTATCCTGGATTTGACGTTGATTCAGTAAAAGCAAGCATTTATGTTGGTGTAAGCAAAGAAGGAACTTTACAGACAACAAAAGGTTATCTTGCATTTTTAACTTCTGCGGTATAGGTACAACAAGTCCTACTAATAAATTGCATATAAGTGGATCTTCTACAAATTTACCACTCAAACTGGAAGGTCTGACCAGTAACGCAACTGGTTACTTTTTAACAGTAGATAACACTACCGGCGTAGTACATAAATCAACAAGTGGCGCGAGCGGTACCAGTGGTACCAGTGGCGCAAATGGTAGTCCAGGCACCAGTGGCACCAGTGGCGCAAATGGTAGTCCGGGCACTAGCGGTAGTAATGGCGCAAATGGTAGTCCAGGCACCAGTGGCACCAGTGGCACCAGTGGCACCAGTGGCGCAAATGGTAGTCCAGGCACTAGCGGTAGTAGTGGCATATCTAGTATTAAAGCTTGGGTACATTTTAATGGGGGTGGCACTAGTGGTACATCTGGTATATCACCAAATGCTTCAAACAATGTAAGTTCCATAACTGATAATGGTACAGGAGATTATACAATTAATTTTACCACAGCTTTTGCAAATGCAAATTATGTGGTAGCTGGTACCGCAACATATGAATATGAAAATCCTGGTCAATCTATAAATAATATGTTTATTGCAGTACCAAGAAGACCTAATGCGCAACTTGCAGGTAGTTGTAGAATATCAACTCCAGGATCAGATAATGTTTTATATGATTGTCAATATGTTAGAGTATTATTCTCAAATTAAAATAACTAATAGTCTTGACTTTTTGTTTTATATAAAGTATAAGCTAAAGCAAGCGCTTGTTTAATTAGATGCTTGTTAAATATTAATTAAATAATACTAAATTATTGATAGTTAAATTAAAGATAAGCGCTTGATATGCTACTATTTATTATAAATGATTACTAATAAACATAGAATATATTTGGATATGGATGGTGTAATAAGTGATTGGGAATCACAGTTTAAGCGCTATAGCGGTGGTGTGCCTGTAGAAACTTATGATGTTGAACACGGTAAGAAGAATAGATTTAAGTTTGTAGATAAAAACTGTCCTGAATATTATACTACAATGCCTTGGATGAAAGATGGCAAATTGCTTTATAATTTTGTTTCACATTTGCCTGTAGAAATATTAAGTCATGCGCCTACCAAGCTATCTTATATTGGTAAAAAGCAATGGTTGGCTAATAATAAAATAGATATTAAAGCTAATTTGGTACCGCATAGAAACTTAAAAGCGAAGTTTGCAACTGCTGATAGTATCTTGATAGATGACCGAGAAGATAATGTAAATGATTTTATTAATGCTGGTGGTAAAGCAATATTGCATAAAAATGCTATAGATACTATCAATCAACTAAAAGAAATGTTGGGTATCAAAGAAAAACATAGAATTTATAATAGTATTTTAAATCCTGAAATTTGGGCAACTGAAGATGCAATAAAGACTGAAGTGCTAAATAAACTATTAACCATTGCCAATACTTTCTATAAAGATACTGATTTGAATGTACCCCTTGAAGATGTTTATTTTCTTGGTAGTACCGCTGGGTATAATTGGACTCCAACCAGCGATATAGATTTACATTTGCTTGTAGATTTTTCTAAAATTGGTGACAATAAAGAACTTGTTAAGAATTATGTAGATGGATTAAAGAGCAAATGGAACGAATCACACGATATTAGAATTGGTAATCACCCAGTAGAAGTTTATATTCAAGATATTAGCGAAGTCAATAGAAGTCAAGCTGTATATAGTTTGATGAAAAATGCTTGGGTAAAAAAACCAAAAGTTGAAGATATACAGATAGATAAAGCTGCTATTTCTAAGAAATACAAAGAATATGTAACATTTATTAATACTGCTATAAAAGAACAAAATTTGGATAAATTAAAGCGGTTGGTAAAACGGTTATATGAAATGCGTCAAGCTGGATTGGATAAGAGTGGGGAGTATAGTACAGAGAACTTGGTATTCAAACTTTTGAGATCCACTGGGTACGTTAATCAACTAAAAGACACTATAACCAATATTACAGATAAAAATTTGAGTAAATGATAAAAAACTTTATATAAAACTAAATCATTTAATATTTATATTCAAGAACAATAAGGTAAAAATATGGCAGAACTACTAAATCCAAGTGAAATATTTCAAACAAATTTCGAGCCAAAAGTAAAGAATCGTTTTATTCTTTATGTTGATGGCATTCCATCATTCATTATTAAAAAGGTCAATCGTCCTAAGCTAACACAAGCTAAGAAAGAACTTGATCATATCAATCTAAAACGTTACTACAAAGGCAAGAGTGTATGGGATGAAATCAGTATGGAACTTTATGATCCAATTGTACCATCTGGCGCTCAAGCTGTAATGGAATGGGTTCGGTTGCATCACGAATCTGTTACTGGTCGTGATGGTTATCAAGACTTTTACAAGAAAGATTTGACCATCAACGTTCTTGGTCCAGTTGGTGATAAAGTAGAAGAATGGAAGTTGGTAGGTGCATTCATTGTAACTGCTGATTTCCAAGAAATGGATTGGAGTGATGATGGTGCTGCTCAAATGATCAGCCTATCAATTGCAATTGATTACGCAATTCTTCAATATTAATATTTTTGCCAAATCAAAAAGAACCCCACATTTATCTGTGGGGTTTTCTATTTATTAACATATGCAAATGGGCAAGAAAGTATTCGTCATTTATCCTGGTAGATTTCACCCCTTTCACACAGGGCACAAAAGTGTATATAATTATTTAAGCACCAAATTTGGTGGTAATGATGTATACGTAACCACAACGGGGGTAATTAAATTGCCAAAGTCACCTTTTTCATTTGATGAGAAAAAAGAAATGATGATGGCAACTGGCATACCAGCCAACAAAATACTAAATGTAAAGAACAACTACAACTTGAAAAGTGTATCAAATCAGATACCAATCAATATAGAACGTGATAGTATCATTTTTGCAGTTAGTCAAAAAGATATGGCTGAAGATCCTAGATTCAAGAGATTTGTCAAAAAAGACGGATCTCTTTCGTATTTACAACCAATGCCAAGAAACGAAAGTAAATTGGAACCCGCAATTAACCGCGGTTACTTAATTACTGTTCCAACAACAGATTTTACAGTATTGGGGTCACCTGTAAGAAGCGCAAGTCAATTGAGATATCAATATTCAACGTTAACCCCAGAACAACAAAAATTATTTATTATAGATTTATTTGGAAGTTATAATTCAAAGATACATCGTATATTAAACAACAAGTTGGGTAATACCAGCGGTAAATTAACTGAAAAGCAAAAGAAGTTATTAAAGAAGTTGATTGTGGGTATCTTAAAAGAAGATGAAGCTAAAGTTAAATCAGCGACACATAAAGCAAATTTAGCATTAGTTGTGCAAAGACAAGCTGAATTAGATGACGCTGAAGAAAAATATGATGTTGCAAATGAAAAATATACTGCAGCTACAACTCCAGAAGAAAAGGCAGCGGCAGACATTTCTTTAAAAAATGCTAAAAAAGTTGTGGATTCAAAAAAATCGATGTATGATGCTGCAAAACATCAAGCAAGTACTTAAATATAATAACTAAAAAGTTATATAAAGTTCTATATATTGTTATAAAGTTATGAGTGACGAAATTATTATTCAAAAATTAAAACAACAACATTCAGCTGCTCCTGCTCCTGTAGCTACGAGTTATCCAGCCGAAACAATTGAGTTGCCATCAAAGGGTTATTTTTACGATGAATCCAATCCACTGAGCAAAGGAACTATTGAATTAAAGATGATGACAGCTAGGGAAGAAGATATTCTGACCAATGAAAATTTCATCAAAAACGGTACTGTATTGGACAAATTGTTGGAAGGTCTAATTGTTACGCCTGGTGTACGTACCCAAGACCTATTAATGATTGATAAAAACGCTTTGTTTATTGCTGCTAGACGATTGGCATATGGTGATAAATATGGACCAGTAAAGATTGAATGTAAGAAGTGTAACACCGAAAACAAAACTTATATTGATTTAAGCACACTAAATGAAAAAGAAGTAGATTTCAGTAAGTTTGAAAAAGGTACTAATGAATTTGAATTTGAGTTTCCATTTTGTAAGAGACGAATCACATTTAAACTAATTACGTCTGGTGATCAGGAAAGTATTGAACGTGATATTAAAGCATTGACCAAGATTAAAAAACAATCCAGCGCTGAAGTTACCACCAGACTTAAGAGATTGATTGTTAGCATTGATGGTAAACCTGATATAGCCGCTATCAATAAATTTGTTGATAATGAATTGTTGTCAAAGGACAGTATGGCGTTGAGATCCTATATTAAAACAATTGCGCCTGAATTGGATATGGGTTTCGACTTTGTTTGTGAACACTGTGGTGAGGTGGAAAGGATGGATGTACCGATGACGGTACAGTTTTTTTGGCCTGAGTCCTGAATACAAGGTACAAGTTCACAGTCAAATATTTGAATTGAGTTACTTCTCGCAAGGAGCGGTAAATGTACAAATTGCGTATCAATTGCCTGTATTTTTGCGCAATTTTTATTATGCTCAATTGGCAAATATAAAGAACAAAGAAAGTGATAGTTACAAAGAACCAGCTAAAAAGTCAGGCAAAGTAGATAAGCCTTTTTAGTGTAAAATGATATAGTTGTCATATTTATATATTATATGGCAGCACAACCGTTTGATAAAGAAACCGCTAATAAATTAGCAGAGGCGTTTAATAATTTAAGCACCGAAACTAAAAAGACATTATCTGATCTCGCCGCTAGTGTTGAGGCTGAGAAAAAAATGCTTGATATAGCTAAGCAACTTGGTCAAGTATATAAAACACAACAAGATAAGCTTGATGAACAGTTAAAAGGAAAAAATTTACAAGAACAATTGCAAATAAAACTTGAACATTCTGAAAAAAAGTTAGATGAATTGGCGCAGGCACGAATCAACAGTTTTGTGAAGGAAAAAGACATACTAGACCAAATACAAACAACATCAGCTAAGCTGAACTTCGAGCAAAGTAAAGATCCAGGGAGTGAACAAGTTAAACTATTGCAAAATCAACTCAATGAACAAAAAGCATCGTTAAATTTGGAAAGACAATTGTTGGCAACTAGTGCTTCTCAGTTAGAATTGTTAAAGTTAAAAAATATTGCGTTAAATGCATCAATTAATTTGTTAAACGTCTTCAAAAAAGGTTTACAGGAGGCTGAAAAGTTGTTAAATAAGATGGGTGATTTGGCGGGCAGTTTAATGACCAAACTAAATATGCCTACTACAATAGTTGGTACTTTTACAAAAATATTAGACATATTTGACCAAATTGATACTGCTGCTACAAATGTAAGACAAAAATTTGGATTGTTGCCTAGCCAAGGTGCAATTTTTGAAAAAAACATACGAGACGCTTCTATTGAGTTAGCTGAGTTTGGTATAAATGCTGAACAACTTGGTGGTACAATGAAACAAATAGGTTCGACTTTTACAAGTTTGCAATCTATGGAAAAAGGATTGGTAAAAGATGTTTCAATAATGTCTGCACAATTTGGTGTAGCTTCTGAAACAAGCATTAAATTTTTACAAACGTTAGGTGGTGTATCTGGTAAAAGTGTAATAGCCAAACAAAATATGTTGGGATTGGCAAAATTTGCTGCAAATGCTTATGGCGTTGGGTTGGATGATGTGATGAACGATGTAGCAAATGCATCCGAAGAAGCTAGAATGTTTTCTGGTAAAAATGCAGATGAAATGGTTAGAGCAGCTGCTCAAGCTAGACAGATGGGTACTACACTTGATAATATGGCTAAAACTGCAAAAGGTCTTCTTGATTTTGAAAGTAGTATTCAATCAGAATTAAAAGCTAGTGCATTAATTGGTAAAAATATTAATTTCAATGAAGCTCGTAGATTGGCATTTCAAGGCGATATTGTTGGAGCTAACAAAATAATATTGGATCAAGCTAAGAAAATTAAGTTCAATCAGTTAAATCCAATTGCACAAGAGGCATTTGCGAAGGCAGCTGGTAAGAGTGTAAAAGAATTACAAGAAATGTTAAACGCTGAAGAAAATCTGAAAGAAGCATTGAAATCAAAAGATCCATTGGTAAGAGCTGAAGCTGAAAAGAAAAAACAAATGGCGGAGATGATGAAGAAAGATCCTATAGCTGCTAAAAAAGCTGCTCAGGCCGAATATGAAAAGGGGTTGATTCAAGAAAAAAATCAAACCAGAATGAAACAATTGCAAAATGAAATTAATGCAATTTTTATGGAATTTATCGGACCTATATTGGAACAAATAGGGCCAATATTTACAGAGTTATTAAAGTACATAAAAGACAACAGAGAGTCTGTCAAATCATTTGCTCAAGACGTAGGTAAACTATATATGATGTTTAAAAGTTTAAACATAATTTCAATTGTACTCGGCGGTGTAGGGAAATTAATCAGTGGATTTGGGAAGTTAATCTCCTATGCTTCTGAATTTTCATCGATTGTACTAAAAATATCAAGTTTTATTATTAGATGGTCAACAAGTACATCTGGTATTATAAACACCTTTGAAGCTATTGCGGTCAAAAGTGAAAAGGTAGCTAGCGTATTAAAATCGACGGCTGATACATTAAAAGGATTCGGCGCGGGTTTTCAAAACATATCTAATTTTATCGGAAAAGGAGCTACGCAATTAACAAAACTTTCAAATGGTGCATTGAATGTCGGAATAAATATTGAAAAAGTATTTACAAAATTTCCAGCAATTTCAAAAATTGGAAATATAATTTCAAAAGTATTTAGTGGACTAGGTAGTTCGGTGAAAGGAATAGGAAGCTTCGTCGGTGGAATATTTGGTAAACTTGGCGCTGGAGTTGGGATTTTTTCAAAGTTAGGACCACTTTTTGGAGCAGTAGCTAAATTCTTGGGCCCTATAGGATTAGTTGTATCTGTGATACAAGGCGGCATAGCATTTTTTAAAGCTTTTAATGACACAACGGGTACTACGAGTCAAAAAGCTGTGGCTGGATTAAAAGCCGTAGTTAATGCTTTGGTAATAGAGCCATTAAAAATGGTTGGGGATTTTCTTAAAAAGATACCATCGTTTTTAGCAGACATAGATTTTGGATCAATATATAAAGATGTAACTACCTTTTTATTGGATGCATTGACAAGTTTGCCCGATAAAATCGAAGAGTTGTTTAGTGGTGGAAGTGGTGGGATAGATTGGGGTAAAATTTTCTTTAATATTGGAAATCTTTTTTTTCAAATGATTATGTTTAGTGCAATTAAATTGCCATTAGCAATTTCTACTGTAGTACTAAAACTAGGAGTATTAATCCTCAAGGGAATTGTCTCAATAGGTCCAGCTCTTCTGTCAGCATTAATATGGGCATTTAAAGCGGGTTATGATTGGCTAATGAACCTATGGGGCGGTAAATCTCCATCAAAAATTGGTTTAGCAATCGTTGATGGTATAGAATCAGTAGTTGATATGTTATTTGATTTAATTACGTATCCATTTAAAAAAGCAGCTCAAATTATACCTGAGTTTATTAATATTTTAAAAACAACATTTGTTGACGCTTTTAAATCAGTAGTGGACGTAATATTTGATTTAATTACATATCCATTTAAAAAAGCGTTTCAACTAATAAAGTCTGCTGTATCGGAAGTTGGATCCGTTCTAAAAGATACATTCAGTGGCGCTTTTACATTTATTATTAATGCGCTTGAAAAAGTATTGGAGAAGTTAAAAGGAGTAGGTGAATTTATAGTCGATTTAGTAGGAAAAGGATTTAATTTTGTTGGTAAAATACTTGGTGTTACTGATGAACCTACTGATAAATCTACGAAAGTTGATGAAAAATATAAACAACAAGGTTTACAAACTGATTCTATTATTAATGCAATTGTAAGTTCCAACAAAGCGGTGGTTGAAAAACTAGATAAACTAACATCGATGATGGCATCTGGTCAAATTGCTGTATATATTGATGGACAACGTGCAAATCAACTATTGGCAACAAGTAATTCAAAATTCGGTTCATTTGGTCAAGCAACAACCAATTAATCTAATATTTATAATTAATGGCAAATAGTAATACATATTATAGCGCAATAGGCAATGATGGTGCGCAGGTTACCACACTTTCTAATATACAAGGTGCTGGTTTATCTTTACCGCCAAATACTGAACAGTATATAAACCTAAGAGCGCCTGGTAAATTAGAAACGTTATTCAACACTAATAATAACAGTGAAGTATTGTATAGCAAAAATAAGCCAACTGATTTATATACCAAAGGATTAATTAGTAGCGAATTAGCACCTCCGTTTTATGCAAATCCTAATCAAGGGCAGCGTCAAAAGATAAACGTTAGCAGATCGTTTCCTATACAATCCGCATTAAGAGATGGAACGCGTATCAGAAGATTTTTGGGATCTGGCAAAGGTGCTACGTTTTTAACAAAACAAATAATACTACAGGGATTTGCTCCGTTTGACGAAACAAAGATTTATAACCCAGCTAGTCCTCTTTTAGCCGCAGTTAGATTGTCAACATTTGGTGCTATAGAAAGACCAACCAGATTTATAGATAGCAGCAACCTTGTGGGTGGTTTAATGGGAGCCGCTGGTCTCGGTGGCATTACCAAAGCTATTGGTGGTTTATTTGGTGCTACTGAAGGAAATCCATCTCCACCACGTAGTAGTGTGGCTAGTGCTGCTAGTGAGCCAAAAAGCGGACTGGGAGGATTCTTTAATTTTACAGGATTGCTTGGTGGAGGTGATAAAGCGGATCAAGTAATGCCTATTACAGGTCGAGACGGTGTTAAAGGATTACTAAGAGGTAATACAGCTACCTCTGCTTATAATAACAAACGATACAAGAGTTTGATGAGTAATTCGGCAGCTAAAGGTGGATTTTTCGGTAATCTATTAAAAGCGGCTGGATCATTTTTAAAGAATAATACGATTCTAGGTGGATTGTTGCCACCTACTCAACCAATAGCAGGATTAAATTATAGAGCGGACGAAGATACATATCAGCTAATGTTGAATACTAATAGATGGAGTAATTTTATTACACAAGACGGTGGAGATCGTGGTGGCAAAAAAAGTCAAAATTTAAATGTTGGCGTAAACCAAGGCAACAATTTATTATTTACAGGTACCCAACCAAAAACAAAAGGTGGTTTTATTGGTGGGTTATTGAAAGCTATTGGATTACAAAATATAACAGGCGGTAACAGTAGTGGTACCAGTGGAATGAGATTTTTTGCTACACCGTTAACAAACATAGTTTCAAAAAGATTGAGATTATATGTTCAAAGCAATAAAAATTTAAGAAACAATAGCTTTTTATCGGTTACATATTCGACTACTCCTGGCGTTGGTAAATTAACCGATTCATATACAATTGATAACGTTGAAATTAGTTCTGTAGACGGAGCTAACACCAACCGATATGGCGACTTGGTTAAAATAGATGGTGATGTAGAATACAGCGATCAACTATTAAACTACAAACAATATACAGATCCAAAGTTATCATTAAATTATCAACGTACTCTTTCAGATAAAACGGATAAAACTGTACAATATCTCCAAGACTTAAACGTTACTTTAAAAAATACAATTGCTGGAATAGACAATCAAAAATATGATTATTATCCAGCATTTGGAAAAATACAACAAAATGTTACTGATGATGTAGGTTTTAATTATTTGGCAAAAGTAAAATCGGATAGAACGAATCCCGAGGGATCTGATAGTGCAAATCAGTATACATACACAGGAAGAATAAGATCAGATCCAGAAAAAGAAAAATTCCCAACCTTATTGGGTAAACGAGTGGGTAAAGACAGATTTATAAGACCCACCAATAACGTTGATTATGTCAACAGTTTGGGTGTGTTAAATGCTGATGAATTTGCTGAAAAATATAACGATCAATTTAATGGATTGGGTCCTGATTTGGTTAAGTTTTATTTTTATGATATTGTCAACAATAGATTCATACCATTTAATGCTACGGTAAAAGGATTGCAAGAAAATAATACATCAACCTGGGAGCCAATTGAATATCTTGGAAGACCTGACAAGTTATACTATTACAAAGGATTTACAAGAGATGTTAGTTTCAACTTCAAAGTGGTAGCACATTCTGTTAAAGAATTATTGACTATGTGGCAACGTGTAAATTACTTGGTAGGATTAACTAGACCTTCTAATTATACGTCTACTGTTAATGGTGGATTTATGATACCGCCTATGGTACAATTTACATTTGGTGACTTTTATAAGAACCATTGCGTTGTATTAAATGCTTGCAACGTATCTATACCAGAAGATGCATCTTGGGAACTGATCAATGAAAGTACTGTAAAAAACCAAGATTGGAGTTATAATTTGGGTAATATATTTACAGAAGGTAAAACCAGTATGAAAGGTAAAGTAGCTCAGTTTCCAAGAGAAGCGGAAATTAGTATCACAATGGCTATAATGGAAAAAGACAGACCAAAAACAGGAAGAGCTGTTTGGGGAAATGCTCCTGTTCCAACCTTTACACAAGCAGATATTGGGGAAACTGCTACTGTATCCACATTTGGTACAACTGATTTATATAATGGCAAAGATTATAATGATGTGGCTAATAATGATTTCTCAACGAATATGAGATATGATGTTGATAAACAAGGAAATAAATGAGATATCAATTTACACCAACAGAAAAAAGATATGATGGTAAAATAGTGTTTAAAACAACATATTATCCAAACATACCCGAATCTGAAGATGATCTATATATTACAGCGTCTAATGAAGATTATTTAGACAGTTTAGCTAAAAAGTATTATGGTAATGAAATGTATTGGTGGATAATCGCATTGGCTAATAATATATCAGATGGTAAATTATCTGTTAATGCAAATAAACAATTGCGAATACCAGGTAACTTACCAAATATATTGCAGAATCTCAAACAGATTAATAGTTAAGTTATATGGCATACGAAGATGAAATTGCAGAAGAACCTAGATGGTGGGAAGTGCAAAATATTCCAGTTGCACTGATTCGTGAGTTACGGCGTAGAAAAAACACAAATAACGTTGGTTTCAACTATCCAAGTTCAGGAGATCCAAGTGGTGTAGTTTATGACTTTTTCAATAAACACGGTCAGTACAAAGGTCCAATGACTCCGTGGATACGTGTATTTTCAAATGGAACTGGTATAGCAGGAAACGGATTGGTGCCACGTAGCACAATATTGAATAAGAATGGTAAGGAAAAAGAATACGATGGTTTTTTATTTATTCCTGGAAACGGTTTTTATGAATCGTATGGATTCAAACAAGAAGGTAATATATTAAAACAAGATAAGGCTATTATTGGATATGAAGCCAATGGAGAAGCGCATTATATAGATCTTAAATACCGATCTCAATTTTCTTATAAGTGGCCAAGTACTTTTAACAAAAATGGTAATATTGTAGAGAGTGTACAGAAATCTGAAGTATCTTCTGTATTACCCCCTCCTAATTTGGATAGCATAGAAATAAAAACTAGCAAAGATATGTTATCTTTTGCTACGATAAAATTCAAATGTTATGGATTGGCTCAATTGGAATATTTAGCACCATTCTTTTTAACACCCAGAATAAATGTATTCGTTGAAATTGGGTGGAACTTATTTAATATTAATTCATTAATCGAATTGAGTAATACTAATGAATGTTGGTCTATAATACAAAGCCCTCAAAAAGTGATGGACAAGTGGTATCAGTCATATGGCAATTATGGATGTATAACGGGCATTATCACAAAATATAACTTTGCTACTCAAGATGGCACGATATATGATTGTAGTGTTGAATTAACTTCTCGTCAGGCATTGTTTGCTGGTATGCCAGCTGAAAATAACGTAAGTACCGCCGTAGAAACAAAAACGGATGCAAATGGAAAAAAGATTCCAACGGAAACAAAAGAGTATACTGGCCTAAAGACTTTCTTAAAAACAGCATTACCTAAGTTAAAACAAGTTATTATAGATAGAAAGAATTTTATGGAGTATATCGCAACAAACGGTATATCCAATTCAGAAGATTATGATAATTCAATAAATCAACATTTTATACAACAACAAACATTTTACGATGGTAAAGTTGAAAATAGAATTTTTATAGGCAGAACCGATGCACCTAATGTGTACAAAAAACCGTCTATTCCAGTTGGTGATGATGGTATATCGTACAAGTCTGTTCAAATTGGTGGTGTAAATTATAAAGCTGTATCATATAAAGATGATAGATGTGATTTTGACACTAAAGGTGATGATGAAGTTTGGATGCAATTGGACTTTCTTTTTGAGGTGGCTAACAAATTTTGTTCGGTTGTTTCAAATAAAACATTTACTATAAATGTTGATAAGATTATTAACGCACATCCTAACTTAATAAGTTGTGATCCGCATGTATTAATTCCAAATGGTATTGCTCCTAAATTTAATATTGGCAAGAAATTACCAGACGAAAGTTATTTAAACACTATAAAAAATAATAAACTTGATCCGACTGCGCAAAGTAGAGTGGAAACAGAGATAAAATCAGGTGGTTATTTGAAAAATGGAGATCCAAATCAAAATAACTTTTTAAAATCCAAATACGATGTAGAAATTACCGATGTAAATGATGAACTATATAGAGCTGCTAAAAAGGTAGAAACCGTGTTCAAAACAGCTGGTGCTTATAGAGATAATTTAGACACGGTTATAAATAGATTGTATTATGATATTGGTGGATTGAGCGAAGATAATCCATCTGACAATATATCATTTCCATTTATTTATGATAAAAATGTTGAATTGAGTGGTCAAGAATTGGTATTAACAGATCCACAAAAACAAAGATCTTCTACTATCAAGAGAACATATAAGAAATTTAGATATGGCAATTTAAAAAATATCTATATAAGCAAGACTAAAGTGCTTGAAATTGTAGAAAATAAAGAAGTTCAAACTTGGCAACAATTTGCAAATGCTGTGTTAAACATTATCAATGAATCTTCAAATGGATTTTGGAAGTTTCAAATATCACAGGATGATTTGGGTGGGTTATCAATACTAGATAACAATTATATTGATTTGGGTGATAAGGCTCCGAGTTTGAAACAGGTGTATGTATTTGATGCGGGTGGAACTGAGTCGTGTATAAAAAATATTAGTCTTGATACGTCTTTAACAAGTGAACAAGCTACATTAACACTATTTCAAGCTGGTATAAATAAACCAGATAATTCTGATACATCTATGAGTGCGAAGAATTCAAGTGTACCAGCAACTAGTTTTATAGATAGATTGGACGTTTTTAATAAAGAAGAAACTGGTACCGGTGAAAGTAACACTGTACCTTCACAAGATGAAATTACAGTGGATCAAAACCAATTGATTTCTACAATACAAACTCACGGTGCTATAGACAAAGTATTAACTATTACCAGTGCTTACATAGCTACAGGTGAAAATGCAAATGATGCTTCAAAGAACTATAAACAATTAAACTTATCTACTGATTTGAAGGATAAGTTGGGGCAAATTATAGATGATCAAGATATAGAAAACAACTTGTCATTATATAGTGGTATATCGCCAAACTTTTCATTGACTGTAACGTTTGATGGTATATTTGGATTTAGAATGTTTCAACACTTTGGTATTTCTAATTTTCCAAAACCATATATTCCTGAAAACGTTATATTTATGATTACCGATGTTACACATTACGTAACCGCTGGAAATGGTAAATGGGAAACTGTTGTTGGTTGCTTAGCTAGATGTGTAGCAGATCAAAATATTGAATTGGTGCCTGTATGACAATAAAAGACACAGATATTATAACCAAGACAAAATTAAATTTGGGTAATTTCAATATTAACCTACCAAATACATTTTTGCCAAATCCGACTGATAAAGACTACAAAGTTGGATATATAGAAAGATATGTGGTTTCTAAAATAAATTACAATGAGATAACTGAAGTTTCATCTGATGTGTATAGTAAAATGGACAGTAACTTTTTTAAAAAGGTAAAATTCAAATGGAAGATTACAGGCGTATTAAATAGCAAATACGATGGCAAGATGTTATTACAACAGGGAGTAATAGAATTTAATAAAAAACAAGTGGAACAAATAAACACCATAATCAGAGGTGCTAATGATGTTTTTTCAAATCTTACTCAATTTTACAAACAAATAAATTGACTTTTGATGTTGTTGATGTAAAATTAAGTTGTGGAGTATTCATCTAAAATTTATTTAAAATTAGTTACAAAACACAATAATTATCATAATGCTTGTAATGATATTATTGCTGCTTTCATTTATAATTTTAAAGATGGTACAAAACAGTATTTGAATTTTGCGCATACAGATTTACCTATAGATTGTAGTTTTGAAAAGTTTAAATCTGATATTGAGTCACAAAATGTAAGTGTATATGTCAACAACAAGAAGACGTACAAGTACTGGTTAAATTGTAATTTGATAGATGTTAATTTGTTTGGTTTCATTGATAACAATGAAATACTCGACGAAGTGGAGTGTTTGACTGAAAACTTCCTAAAATATAGTTATCGTAATATCAATAACTTCAATATGATATTACCTTATGTTATACACCAACGAATATTTGACGTTGAAATAAAGCAAATTGAGTCTTTGGGTGACAAAGACACAGACAATTATTGTTTCAAGTTTTTCAATAATGTTATATCCGATACTTTGTTTGAGGTGGAGAAAAACGGATTAAAAGTTGATACGGATGTATTTTCAAAATACTTTAAAAGCAAAACGTACAACAAATTCATATATACAAATTATAACATTTATAATCCAACGGGTAGACCAAGCAATGCATATGATAATATCAATTATGTAGCGCTTAAAAAAGATGATGGATCTAGAGCTAGTTTTGTGTCTAGATATGGGGAATCTGGTCACTTAATGATGGTGGATTTCACTGGGTTTCATCCTTATATTGTGGCTAATTTGATTGATTATAAAGTTCCTGAAAAGGAGACCATATATGAACATTTAGCGAAACACTATTTTGATATTGAAATCGTAACACCAGATGATATAGTTAAATCGAAGAAACTGACGATGGTTAATCTATATGGACAAATTTCCCAACAGTATTGTGATATTCCATATTTTGCGAAGGTAAATGAATTAAAGGACAAGTACTGGCAAAAATTTGAAAAGAATGGATACATAACAACTCCTATCTATAAACGTAAGATTACAAATAAACACATTGTTGACCCCAACAAAAACAAATTGTTTTCTTATATTATTCAAGCTGCTGAAACTGAATATGGTATTGATAGTTTAAGTAAGTGCATTAAGTTTGTTAGTGATAAAAGAATCGTGCCTATACTATATGTGTATGACTCAATTGTATTTGATGTACACAATGATACGAATAAACAAGAACTAATTGATTTGGTTGATATTATCAAAAACAAACGATTTAAGGTAAAAACCTACACTGGAAATAATTACAATGATTTGAAATTAGTCCAATTGTAAATATATTTATATGTATATTTATAACAGATGAACTTTAAATCATTAGTAAACGAAATTGGTTGTGATAGTCGTATTAAAAACGGAACATTGGATCTTAAAAACGAAGATCACGTTTTTGTATTGCAAGAGTACTTGGAGAAGGCTGGTTATGATATTAATGAAATCGTAGAAAAGACTGCAAAATTATTTGAAGCTGGTAGATTTCCTGATAGACAAGCATACAACAAAGATGGTATACTTGTAACATTTCCAAACAAACAATATAGAGATAGAGCTGTAAACAAAGGTACTCACTTTGCAGAAAATCCTAAGAAGGCTCAAGCTAATATTTTTAAAGCAGATGCTGAACAAGGAGCTGATCAAAAAGACGATTCTTCAAAACCAAAAGAAGAACCAGCTACATTGGATCAAACACTAGAAAAAGATATTGTTAGTGACAAAGATACCGATGATAGAACTCCCAAAGAAAAACAAATTGACGCTGGTGGTGTAGAAGCAATACTAATTGGACAAACTCCATTAGTAAACTATAGTGTAGACGAGGCTAAAAAATTTGGGTTCTATAAAAAAGGATTTAATTGGTATGATACTGAGGGTAGTTTTATTGGAGAACAAGTATATGATGAAAGTCAGTCGAAAAATGTGATAGTGTCTGACGCTATATCACCATCATCTTATTTGAAAAAAGCAGAAAGAATTTACTCTTTAATGGACAAGGATCTTTTGTCTAAGTTGGAATTTTTAAAAAACGCTGAAAAAAGTCAAAGAACATTAATATTTGAAACTATTCCTATATTGTTTGCTAATGGTATAAACGACTTTAAAAACTTAAGTGTGAGCGGCGATTATCACGATTATGCAATCAAATTCTTAAAAGAATGGGGAGATTTAAGAAGTAAGTTAGAGACAATAGAAAAACAGATTGCAAGAGATGAAAACTTAAAGATTTATGATTTGGTGGATACTGATCTTAAAGAAATAGGGAGTAAGAATGGTGTATCACTTTCTCAATTGGGATCGCCTACGGACTTTATTCATAAAGACATAAGAAAGTTTTATCAGTATTCAGGTGAATATAATAAAAAATTTGTACAGGGAAAAGAAACGAAAGAAAACACAGCTGATATTGTTTTGATATATGGCGGAAAAGCTGACGATGTTTATAGAGCTCTTCAATCTGGAGATATATCTCAACAAGACGAAGACTCAATGGCAAAAGTTAATAGCAAAGATGTTAAATTTGCTTTGATTAGTTTGAAAGCTGGTAGTGCTAGATTGGGACACGTACTACAACAATTGGTAAGCTATATTGGACAAGAAATACCAATTTCACCAAAGAAATCAGTAAAAGAAAATACATTGCAAGAAGGAATTGTTGATACGATTGTGTCGAGTATTAAAGATTTTACTAAGAAGATTAAACAATTGCCTGAGTATATAAATAATATTTTCCAAAATTTTATTAATCTGATTAAACCATTTGAAATTAAGATAAACAACTTTTTATTCAAAGAACTAAACGCGGATGTGCAAAAGATGCAAAGTACCGAATTACGTAATTTGGCTCATTTGGAAAAAGAAATTGAGAAGGATATAAAATCGGTAAAAGAAGATTATGATGATTGTGATTCTGAATCCGCAGCATTGAAACCACAGCTAATCAAAAATCTAAATAGTTTTAGACAATCTTTAAACTCTACAAGGGAAGATAGTAGATTAATAGGGCAAATTTATAAATTTGCAGAAAATCCATTACTTGTTCAATATTTTCCAGTCATAATCGATAAATCTCAAGCAGTAGAAGCTGCGTCTTTAAGAAATACCACATTAGGCACAATTGATCATTTGTTGGATGCGTATGATGAAGGTGAGTGTGTAGACAGATCCGAGCTACAACCAATTCTAAAATACAGAAGTAATGTTTTAGCACTTGGTTATATCGAATTGATTTTGAATAATATTTTGAAGGATGTAAGTACATCTAATCCTGAAAAAATTAGAGAGGAATTTATCAAGTTATCCAGTGTATTGTCTTCAGAAGCAGTATTTGGAAATAACGTTAGTTTGCCGTTGATTAAATTTACCGGCGATAAAATTGAAAAGTTGAGATATAAGAAGGATTATAAATTGGTACTTCCAGAAAAAATAGATGATCTCAAGTTGGGTAAAATAAGAATTAACATATTGCCTAGTCAGGGATATCTAACTGTCAATTTATATTTGTTCAATGGCATTGCATCTATTGATGATGTGCCAACTCCAACATATGTTTATTATTTGATGGATAGTAGTAGCGGAAGTAAATTTACATTCAAAGTAGAAGGTCAGAAAGTCGTTGAAAAAATATGATAATACAAAAACAACTACTTTGCACATTCGCAAATAGCTTAAATTATATAGACGTATTAAAAGAAATACCAAATCAATATACTCTTATAGATAATAAGATATTTGTTTTTGCTAATGAAACTAATCTAAGGGAGTTATATCTTACATTCAATGTGGAAAAGAATGATCGCAATAATCGATTCAAAGGCACTATTAGCATACATCGTAAGAAGCAAACAAATACACTATATACGCTCAACGCAATGAATAAGTTGATTGCTGACGAAAACAATGGTGTATTTGATAAGAGCTTTCAATTAAATTGGGATTTATATAAAAATAGTATCATTTTAACAAATGAAGTTGGGGTTAAAATAGTTCCATTAAAATTGTTTTCTATCTCCGAAATTTGATATATATTTTTGACTTGATTTTTGTCTGCACCTAGTGTAGACTTAGTTTCGAGTTGGTTATACAATCTGGTTTGAGTGAACCAGACGAATTAATTAACTAATTAAACATTAAACATTAAATAATTATGGCATTAGATCTAAGTAAGTTAAAGAGCCGTTTGAGCTCTCTCTCAAACACAAATCAAAAATCTAACTTGATTTGGAAACCAAAGCCTGGAAAACAGGTAGTTCGTATTGTTCCGTACAAGTATGTACCGGAGAATCCATTCATCGAACTAAAGTTTCATTACAACATCAACAACAAGACATATCTATCTCCTGATAGTTTTGGTCGTCCAGATCCAATCGTTGAATTTGCTAACCGTCTGAAGAAGACTGGTTCAAAGGAAGATTGGCAGATGGGTCGTAAGATGGAACCAAAGATGCGTACTTTCGTACCAGTTATCGTTCGTGGTGAAGAAGGTGAAGGAGTTAAGTTCTGGGGATTTGGTAAACAAGTTTATCAAGAACTTCTATCGATCATCAGTGATCCTGACTTCGGTGATATTACTGATCTAACCAATGGTCGTGATATTGTTGTAGAATTCAAGACGGCTGAAGGTGGAGCTAGTTTCCCAGAAACCAGTATCCGAGTTAAGCCAAATGTAAGTGTTTTCTGGATCTATTCCCAGAACTTTCTTATGATGAACTCAAGGAAGTTATGGATAAGTGGTTAAATCCGGAAACATCGGCCGAGTCAACTGTTCCAACTGAAACAGCTGCTTCTGTTGATGATGATGATGTTCCATTTGCAACACCAGCTAAAGCTACCGTAGCTACAGCACCAGCTTCACCAACTGCTGCTAAAGCAAAGGGTAAGGATAGTGTAGAACAAGCATTTGATGACTTGTTTAACTCCTAAAAAATAAAAATAAGCCGGTGGAGTTTTTATACCCCACCGGCTTTCTAGTTATATACGTTATGGCAAAAAAAAGTGTTAGTAAAGATACGGGTCAACGTGACGAGCTTATCGAAATGTTGGCAAATGAATTAAATAAAGCAAATAAAGACGGTGGAAAGATTGCTCATTTTCTAGATGAACAAGACAATCCATCTGAAATCACGGATTGGATTAGCACTGGTTCTTCTATTTTGGATTTGGCGATTAGTAATCGTCCTCACGGCGGATTACCAGTTGGTAAAATGGTAGAATTTAACGGCCTCGAAGGTACTGGTAAAAGTTTGCTATCCGCACACGTTGTTGCCGACACTCAGAAGAAAGGTGGAGTTGCAGTAGTAATTGATACTGAAAATGCAGCTGCTCCTGAATTCTGGAGAAGTTTGGGTGTAGATCTATCCAAGTTACTATATGTTCAATGTGAAACCGTTGAAGATATTTTTGCTCAGATGGAACGAATGATTGCTATTGTTCGTAAGAGCAACAAAGATCGTATTCTAACAATTATCGTTGATTCTGTAGCAGCGGCATCAACCAAGGTAGAACTTGAAAGTGACCACGGTAAAGATGGTTATGCTACGGGTAAATCAATTATTATCAGTAAAGCAATGCGTAAGATTACCACTATGATTGGTCGTCAGAAGGTTCTTACTGTATTCACCAACCAATTGCGTCAGAATCTAAATGCTATGGCATTTGGTGACAAGTATGTAGTAAGTGGTGGTAAGGCACTTGCTTATCACTGTAGTGTTCGTGTTCGTTTGAATAATACTGGTAAACTCAAAAAGGGTGAAGAGATTATTGGAAACGAATGCAAAGCAGTTGTTGTGAAGAATCGTATGGGTCCACCACAACGTCAAGCTAGTTTCGATATTTATTTTGATTCTGGAATTGCAGATTATGGTTCTTGGATCAAGGTATTGAAGGAAAATAACTTGGTGAAGCAAGGTGGTGCTTATTATACATATAAGAAGACCGATGGCAGTGAATGGAAGTTCCAATCCAAAGACTTTGTAAACATTATGCAAAGTGACAAGGAATTGAGTGAAGAAATTTACTTGAAGATTTGTGACGCTGTAATTATGAAATACAAAGATCCTAATAGTCAAATCATTGACGATGCTGTAGTTGAAACAGAAGAAACTGCAGGCAACGAGGAATAAAACACATTGATAGGATGTTTTTCCGCATTGCCTACTATTTATTAGTATGGATAACAATGCGGAAAAACTTTTTTTTGAAGATCAATCTGAACGATTATATCAAATCTTTATAAAAGATGAATCGATATGTGGATTTGCTTCTTTATTTAAACTAAATAAAATTGGTAGCAAAATCGGATCAAAAATAAAAAAATATTTATATGATAAATATGGTGAAACTTATTTGAAAAAAATAAGTGCTGTTAGAACGTCTAAAGTTGCTCATCAAAAAAGATCCAAAGATAGTTATTTTATTTCTTCGGAAAGAAGACAAAAAATGTCTGTTGGTATTAAAAAATATTATAAAAATAATCAGTCCGCTAAATCTAGATGTAGGGATTTAATGATTAAACATTGTTTACCAAAGTGTCAAACAATTGAGAGTAAAATAAAACGAGTAAAAAGTAGAGACTGGTATAAACCCAGTGAAGACACTAAACAAAAAATGTCGCAATCACAACTTGGAAAGCCATTAACAGAAGAACATAAGTTAAAATTAAGAAAACCAAAGAAAGCCAAACGATCTAATTTTAGACATACTATTGAAACAAAACACAAATTATCGTTAATTACTAAAAATCAGTGGAAAAGTGGAATTCATAAACCAATTTTTAAATCTAAAGGCCAGCAGGAAGTAATTAGATTGTTAAAAGAACAAGGATATTCAATTCAAGATGAATATGTTGTTGGGGGGAAGCCATACGATGTGTTTGTAAAAGAAAAAAATTTATTAATAGAATTTAATGGTACTTATTGGCACAGAGATCCTAGATTTTTTACATCGTCCGATGAAGTTATTAAAATATGGGAAAAAGATAAAAATAAAATGTTGATTGCTGAATCGAATGGGTATATAATAAAAGTTATATGGCAACATGACTGGGAACAATGTAAAGACAAAAATATATACATTAAAAAACTATTAAATGAGCAACTTTGACAACAAAGAAATGAAGAAATTATTTTCTTTATTTCAAAACATAGAAAGCGATTCCGTCACCGGAGGACTTAAAAAATCACTTAATAGTGATGTCCTTTTGGTTGACGGATTGTAGTGAATACTTACATTAGAAGTTTTATGGCCATTCCTTCTCTCAATGAGGATGGATTACATACAGGTGGTATTGCTGGTTTTTTGAAAAGCATTGGGTATGCAATTAAATTACTTTCTCCTACCCGAGTTATTATTGTATTTGATGGTAAAGGTGGTAGTCAGAAACGCAGAAAGATTTATCCAGCGTACAAAAATGGTAGAAAGACAGATATTAGACTCAATCGTAATTACGAAGAACTATCGTCATCTGAAATAGAATCTGTAAATTTTAAAAAAGAATTAATTCGTACTATAAATTATTTAGATACATTGCCTGTTACTGTAATGGCGATTGATCAAATAGAAGCAGACGATACAATTGCTTATTTAGCTACAGAAACTTTTAAGGACAGTAATGTAACAATTATGTCCACTGATAAAGACTTTTTACAATTGGCAAACGATAAAGTCAAAATTTGGAGTCCTGTCAAAAAGAGAATTTTTGGTTGTAAAGAAATCTTGGATGAATATGGTGTTACATGCAGCAACTATATCTTGTATAGAGTTATGGAAGGTGATGTAAGTGATAATATACCTGGTTTAGATGGTGTAGGTTTAAAACGTGTAGTAAAATCATTTCCTTTCTTATCAGAAGAACGTCAATATGATCTGAATGAGATTTACAATTACGCGGAGAATAACAAGAGTAAATATAAAGTATATCAGACTGTATTAGACAACAAGTTATTACTTGAACGTAATTATAGTTTGATGCAGTTGAAAGATACGCAAGTGCAATCATTTACCCAGTTACGTATAGAAGAAATTATAAAATCTCCTGTACGTAGAATTGATAAAATGAGCTTTTCTAAATTAATCACAGAGGACAAAATGTGGAATAATATCCCCAATTATCACATTTGGCTCAATGAATGTTTCGGTAAATTAAATAGTTTCGTAGAATAAAAAATATCGGTTAATAAAAGTTGAAGGCCACTTAATTCAGTGGTATAGTAGAGTTATCTTATGGAAAACAAAAAAGCAATTGATTCATTAACAAAATACGGTCGTGACTTCCAAATCAAGTGTATTTCGTGCTTAATATCTGATCGTTCATTTATTGAACGTATTAACGATATTATCGAAGTAGATTTCTTTGAAAGTGATGCAAACAAGTGGGTTGTAAAAGAAAGTATTAAATACTTTAACGAGTATAAAGATCTACCAACCTTAACCGTATTTAAAATTAAAGTTGATGAAGTAAATGATGAGCTTCTCAAACGAAGTATCGTAGACAATCTAAAGTTAGTTTACCAAAAGGTAAGCGACAATGATTTGAAGTTTGTCAAAGAACAGTTCTTGGAATTCTGCAAAAATCAGAAACTAAAGAATGCTATTATTGAAAGTGCAGACCTATTGGCACTTGGTCAATATGAAAAGATCAAGAATGTAGTTGATCACGCAATGAAAGCTGGTATGGAACGTAATATCGGCCACGATTATACTGAAGACGTTGAAAAACGTATGAGTGTAATGAGTCGTAATTGTGTCAAGACCAATTGGACTGAAATTGATACTATTATGGACGGCGGATTAGCAGCTGGTGAATTGGGTATTATTACAGCTTGTGCAGGTAGCGGTAAGAGTTGGGTACTATCTAAGTTAGGAGCTGAAGCTATGAAACAAGGTAAGAACGTAGTTCACTTCACTCTAGAATTGAATGAAAACTATGTGGGTCTTCGTTATGATGCTTGTTTTACTGGAATTGATTTCCAGAACATTCGTAACAACGTAGACATCGTAAAGCAGAAGATTGCTGATGTGCCTGGCAAGTTGAAGATCAAGTACTTTCCTGAAGCTGGTGGTATTTATGAAGAACTTCGTGGTGTAGCTGGTGAATTACAAGTTCCTATTTGGAGTGCTTCACAGAGTAATCGTGCTGCTATGGATGAAGATATTATTCAGGCTAACAACATTGCTGATAGTTATCGTAAGATTATGACCGCTGACTTTGTTATGAGTCTAAGTCGTAAAGTTAACGATAAACAAGCAAATACTGCACGATTCCACGTAATTAAGAATCGTTTCGGACCAGATGGTTTGACATTCCCAAGTAAAATGAACGCTGGTTGTGGTCACATCGAAATTTATGGCGAAAATAGCCGTGAGGGTATGAGCATCTTGAATGAAATGATGGATGGTGAAAATCAAGTCAAAAAGGCTCTAAAATCCAAATGGAACGTTCATAACAACGATGATGAAGAATAATTGATAGTATGTAACAGACAAAAAACATACAAAAAAATTATTAAAAAGTTATAATCTAAACACAAAAAGAACTATCCAAAAGATAGTTATTTTTTACCCATATGAATAAAGAAATTTTTATAAAGAAACGAAATGGTAATACTGAAAAGTTCAATGCAGACAAAATCAATAAGATTTTACAATGGGCTACAGAAGACATAAAAGGTGTTGGATTTGAAGAAGTAGCAATGAATGCACATTTGTCATTTTTTGATGGAATGACATCTAAGGACATTCACGCAATGTTAATTGAAGCTTCTGCAAATCTTATTACAGAAGAGAAGCCAAACTATCAATTTGTGGCATCTCGTTTGTTGAATTATCAATTGAGAAAAAATGTTTGGGGAGGTAAGAATCCTCCTAAACTATATGATCTAGTTAAAACTAATATTGATGCGTTAGTCTATGACTCATCTATTCTTGATTGGTATAGTAAACAAGAGTTTGATAAGCTAGATGAATATCTAAAGCATGACCGTGATTTTAATTTCACGTATGCCGGTATCAAACAGTTGTGTGATAAGTACTTGGTACAAAACAGAGTTACCAAAGTAATTTATGAAACTCCGCAATTTGCATATATGCTTATTGCAATGACATTCTTTAAAGACTATAAAGAAAACCGTATTGAGTACGTAAAGAAAGCTTACAACTACTTTAGTAAACATAAGATTAACCTACCCACACCAATTATGGCTGGGGTAAGAACTCCAATGAAGAGTTATGCTAGCTGTTCACTATTCACAGTAGATGATGATCTACGTAGTATTTTCAGTAACAACAGTGCAGTTGGTTTTGCTACTGCAAGTCGTTATGGTATTGGATTGAATCTATCAAGACTACGTGCTACTAATGCTCCTATTCGCAATGGTGAAGTAGTACACACAGGTCCAATTCCATTTGCTAAAGCATTTGAATCTACTGTAAAGAGTTGCCATCAAAATGGTATTCGTGGCGGTAGTGCAACTGTAAACTTCGCTTGGTTCCATTATGATATTCTAGA